TGGTGACGGTACGGGTACAGGGATTAAAGACCAAGTAACTGGCGCTAACGGAGCGACTGTATCTGCTAACCCAGCTGCATTCACTTTAGCTAACGCTGTAGAGCAAGCTTTAAATATCTTTGATGCAGTTAATGAAGCATCTAAAGATAGAGATGATTTAATTATGATCATGTCTCCAGCTAACTTCAACACTTTAAGAAGAGCATTAGTTGCACAAAACTACTACCACTATGATCAAGGCGATGGTCGTTCATTCGAATTACCAGGTGCTAATATCACTGTAGTAAAAACTTCAGGACTTGTAGGTTCTGATTACGTTGCAGCTGGACCTTCTTCAATGATTGTTGCGGGTACAGGCCTTGAGGACGATGCATCAACTGTACAGTTCTTCTTTGACAAAGGACAAGATGTTGTGAAATTCATCGCTAAGTGGAGACTTGGTGTTGCAGTATCACAAGTTGACCAATTCGGTACAAACGGATTAGCCTAAATAAACTTACCAGAGTCATTTCGGTGGCTCTGGTTTAACTAACTTAAAAAAAACTATATAACTATGTCGTGTAATATAACAGCAGGATTCACACTAGATTGTTCGGACTCCAACGGAGGTTTAGATAAAATCTTTATCGCCAACGGACCAGTTGAATCTATCACTGAATCATCAGGCACAATCACAGCTATTACAGTTGGTGGTTCTGCACTTACACCTAGTGACTTTTTTGAGTTCGAAGTTCCAAGACAAACTAGTTCGTTCACTGAAACTATCAACGTATCAAACGAAAATGGTACTGTGTTTTATGACCAAGCTCTTACAATGATTTTCAATAAAATGGAAGCCTCTAAGAGAGATCAAATCTTATTATTATCTCAAAACAACGAGATGGTAGTTGTATTTAAAGACAACAATGGTAAGTATTTCTCTGTAGGTGTTGAAAGAGGAGCATATATGACTGCAGGTACATCTATCTCAGGTGTAGCTTATGGTGATAGAAACGGTTACGAATTAACTATCAGTGGAATGGAAGAACAACCATCATTTGAAGTTACAGGTTCAATCGTAGAAGCTTAATTCTACTTATACAATAATTAAAAAGGGTTACAGAAATGTAGCCCTTTTTTTATATAAGTCTTTGTGGAGGATGAGGTGAGTACTGAGATTTAGTCATAGGGTACTCTCTGACGCTAACCCATAAGCCATCTTTCCATTTAGCATAAGTATATGAGTTACCATTAATCCATATCTTAGGCCTATAGTGTGCTAGAGTCTGTTTGCGTCTAACGCCTGTTTGATGATTGTATAATTTACCTTTAACTAGATACTTAACATCTACTTGTATAAACAAGTCAAATCCTATTTTAACACATTGTTCTAATAACCAGTTAATCTTTGCAGGTTTATTAGGTCCTATAATAGTCAAGTCTAAGTCTTGTGCAACATTGCCATTTAAAATACTGCCATGTGCCCATAGTTCATAACCTCTCCAGTCTAATTCTTTTATTCTTTCTAAGAACCTTATGACTAGAGGGTCACGCAAATCTACTAGTTGATGTAGGTTATTGCACTCATAATCACCATAAATAACATGTTTTGTCATATAGTATTTATCTCTATTACAACTCAACGTGTTTTTATATTTCTATATGAAACACATTAATTAATATGGCAACAGAAGTAGTAGGTTTACCAGTAGGTTATTCTATTCCATTATTTTGGAATCAATCAGGTCCTTTCGGTGCTACCTTTGAATATACTGATCAAAATTTTTATACATGGCTCCGTTCACTAAATACACAAAAGTGGCATGGTCCATTTCTAAATATAGGTACTATAGAAAACAATGCTAGGTGGGCAAGATGGTATATTCAATTAGGAGAAGACTGGGCAGATAATCACCAAAACGGCTTCTATCAATACGTGGTAACACCGCCCATTCCAGTTGGCGATGAACCTAGCATTGGTATAAATGGATATATTCAAGGTCTAGTTAAAATAATTAGTAATCCAGGTGGAGATACAGGAGTTGTCGAGTATGAGTCAAACAACGAAGATAGAGAGGCAGATACATACTTTAGACCAAATTATTAAACATTAATATGAGAAACACAAACCCAGAAGGATTATACAGCATAAAAGGTTCTAAGTTCGAAGCTTTAGACTTACCTGTAATCCAAGAGCAACGTGGTAAAGACTACATTAAGTTCGGTGTAGACAACTTATTTCCACAACTATTAATAGAGTTATATGATAGCTCTGCAATGAATCATACATGTATTGATGCTATTAAAGATGGTATCTTCGGAGAAGGTATTATGGATTATGGTAAAGAGTATATAAATACAGATGGCGAGACGATTGATGATATATTCGAGAAGATTGCATTAGATTACACTTTATTTGGTGGTTATGCTTTAAATCTAATATGGAATCGTGAAGGTACAAGAATCGCAGAGATTTACCACCTTTGTTTTGCAAACGTAAGATCAGGTAAACCAGACGAAGAAGATAACATTCATAGTTACTATTACTCATCTGACTGGTCACAAATCAGAAAGTATAAACCAGTTGAATATAAATCATTTGATCCGACAGATACAAAGAAAGATAGCGCAAGCCAAATCTACTATTGTAAAAACTACAATCCAGGTCAAAACGTCTATCCTCTTCCAGCTTATATTGGTGGCGTTAATGACATACAGCTTGATGCGAGGGTGTCAAGATTCCATAACGCAAACATCTCAAACGGACTCGCTCCAAGCATGTTTGTACAATTTAGAAACGGAATCCCTAACCCAGAAGAAAGAAGAGATATTTACAGAGAAATTGAAGACACCTTTAGTGGAGAAGAGAATGCTGGTCGATTCTTCTTGGCTTTTTCTGAGCCAGGTAAAGAACTGCAAGTGACACCAATTGAGAATGCAAATGATGATTACTACCTTACACTAGAGCAAAGAATTACGTCACGAATTCTAACCGCTCACCGCATTACTTCTCCACTTCTTTTAGGTATTAAAGATGGTGCAGGTTTCTCTAGTAACTCAGATGAAATCATTACTAGTTACTCACACTTTATGAATACAGTAGTAAGACCAAAGCAATCTAAAGTTATTGATTCTTATGGCTATATTCTAAGCTTAGCTGGTTACAATGTAAAACTAGAAGTAGAACCAGTACCAATGATTATTGGAACTGAGGCGGACGATCCAGCTTTACAAGAAGACATAACAAATATAGCAAACGAATAATATGAGCAGTCAAACAGCACTATTAGTATCAGAACAAAGACTAAAACAATGGACTCAATTAGATGACAATGTCAGACTAAATGAGATTACGCCACATATTTTACAAGCACAAGACATTTATATTCAAAATGTTTTAGGTACAAGACTATATGATAGGTTAAAAGCTGGCGTAATTGCAAATGACTTAAATGCTAACGAAGATCTTTTATTAAAAGACTACGTAGGACCTACTCTAATGCAATATGCTCTTTATATGATGTTACCTAGTATTAAGTATAAGGTAGCTAACCAGGGCATACTTAACGGCACTTCTGAAGAGACTTCGCCTACTACATTAGAAGAATTACAATATTTAAGACAAAGTACGTTAGACACCGCAGAATTCTATTCTAAACGTCTAACAAAATATTTTATGGACAATCCTAATCTGTTTCCAGAATATCAGAATCCTGGAACTGATGGAATGCTTCCAGACAAAAGAAACCCATACTTTAGTGGTTTAGTAACGGGTAGATCAAATTTATCATACTATGAAGAGAAATACGGAGAGTGCACAGACTGTGGTCCTTCCACGACAGTCCACGGCGACTAAGAAAAACATTGAAAAGCTAAAAATATACTTATCTAAAAATGGGAAGAGTGGACAAAATACTAAATAGTTGGGTAAGTAAAAAGCTATTTGTTTTCGTTACAGCGACACTTCTTGCAGTCTTTGGCGACTTAACGTCATCAGATTGGGTAGTTATCGCAACTGTTTACATTGGTACGCAAGGAGCTATCGATGCAGTAAGTAGATTAAAAGGAAACAACTAAAGATAAAATTATATTTCTATACAGATGGATATATTATCAGTAACAAAAGATTATGTAGAATGTGCCTCAGGTGGTGCAGTAACAGCTCCTAACAACGGTTCATGGATTTCTGCATACGCAATACACTTAGGTGCTACAACTATTGTAAATGGTTCATGGCTTCAAACACTATGTTACCAATTAGGTATAACAACGCCAGTAAATAGCTCATGGGTTATAGCACTAGCAAATTATTATAGTATTACACAACCTGTTAATGGTTCGTGGTGGTACGCTATCGCAGATGAGGCTTGTAACGGTACGCCGCCACAAGTACCATTTGTATGGAACACAAACACAAATAATTGGGAGGCTGAGACTAGAACTTGGTCACTAACATAAAATAGAAAATAAAAGATGAGTACACTTACGGGACAAAGTATAGATTCAAGTTACCAGGGTCTAATAAAAACAACAGATAACGGAGCGATTACAGGAACTGCTAAGGCGGTTACTGATGGTCTAGGTAACGCAACAAATATCGAGATTAGCAACACTGCTACTAATTTTGTTAGCGGTACAGTTGATTTCACTGGATCGACAGTTAGCGGACTTCCAGGTGGTGCTGCAGGATTAGAATCTGGTACAGGTACTGACTCAATGCAGTCAGCGTCTTCACTAACAACCAATGCTGCAAGTGCATCAGGTAATAAAACTATTGCATTAGGTGATGGAGCAACTGCTACTTCTGAAGGTAACATTGCTATAGGTGAAAACGCAGATGCTGGTGGTGATACTGCATTCGCAAGAACAAACATTGCAGTCGGTAGAAACGCTTTAGCAAATAATGAAAAAGATGTTGCTATTGGTGATAATGCACAAGCAACAGGTTCTAGATCAATTGCTCTTGGAGATAATACAGATGCTACGGCTGGTAGAGCAATCGCTATAGGTAACAGTGCTCAGTGTACTGGATTCTCTTCAATGGTTGTAGGTAATTCAAGTAATGCTACCGCAGAAGGAGCTATCGTATTAGGTGGTTTTAGTTCTAATGCAAGTGCATTAAATGCTATTGCAGTTGGTAAAGAGGCTAATGCTACTGGAATTGAATCTTTAGCAATAGGTTACCAATCGGCAGCTTCTGGTGAAGATAGTATTGCTATAGGTACTTCAACAGATGTGTCTGGTCAAGAGGCAATTGGTATTGGTAATAACGTTGAATCACCAAATGCAGATGACGTAAACATTGGTACAAATAACCTTAGTGCTAAAACAGGTTTACCAGGTGATGTAATCATCGGTAAAGACAACAATTCATCTACTACAAATGGTGGTCAGAATGTCTTGATTGGTCAATCTAACACAATTAGTCAAAACGAAAGAAGTAATGTTATTGGTTTCGATAACACAGTTAGTAGAGGTAGTCACTCTATCTTAGGAGAACAAAATACATCTAGCTCAAATTATTCAATAGCTATTGTTGGTAATAGTAACACTTCAACTGGTGAAAAGTCATTTGTTGGTGGTCACAACTCAGGTGCTACTGCAACAGGTGCTGTAGCTCTTGGTGATGGTGTAACTGCTTCAACTGCACAAACAGTTTCAGTAAAAGCATTAGAAGTACAAACAGATTCAACTGCAAGCGCTGGTGGTATCTTAATGTCAGATGCAGGTGGAACAGATAGAAGAATTAATATTGATGCAACAGGTAAATTATACATTGATAATACTGCGGTAAGTGGTGGTGGAGGAGCTGCTGGACTAGAGAATGGTTCAGGTGCTGACTCATTACAATCAGCGGCTGCATTAACAACTAATGCTGCTAACGCATCTGGAGCACAATCTATCGCATTAGGTGATGGAGCAACCGCGCCAGGTTCAAATGCAATTGCAATTGGTAAAGGTGCTGATACAGGTGCAAGTTCAGATGAAGTTATTGTAATTGGTAACTCTACAGGTGGAACTGCTGCAAGTGAATCAATTAGAATTGGTCATGATATTCCAGGTTCATCTTTTAGTTCAAATAACGTTGCAATTGGTAATAACTTTGATAATGTTTCTGGTAGTGGTAACGTAATGGTTGGTAACTCTGCAAGCTCTGCTAGTGACTATAATACACTTGTAGGTCACAATACTACTGCCCTATTCCAAAATGGTGTAGCTATCGGTAGAGACGCTACTGCAGGTAATCAGGCTGCTGTCATAGCTATTGGACATGGTGCTACAGGTGGCGCATTCGCTGGAGCTATTGCACTTGGTAGAAATACAGAAGCTAATGCAAATGCTGCGGTGGCTCTTGGTGATGGTGTAATCGCTGCAACTGCGGATACAGTTTCAGTTAAAGCATTAGAAGTACAAACAGATTCAACACCAACTGCAGGTGGTATTATTATGTCAGATGCAGGTGGAACAGATAGAAGACTTAACATTGACGCATCAGGTGGATTACAAATCGACTCAACTCCAGTAGGAGGTGGCGGAGGTTCTACTTCACATCCTGCAAGATACTTCGGTACTGGTAATTTAGTTACTACATTCGAAGGACCATATACATTCTTTAGTGATGATATATTATTCTACGCAGTACACTTAGAAAAAGGTGAAGAAGTTACAGAACTTGCAGTAGAAATAGGTTCAGCATTTACTAATACTACATCTATTGGTATGGCTCTTTATGATACACAACTAGGTAGTTCAACTGTACAGTACATACCTAACAATAAATTATTAGACTTAGGTACTGCGAATCCAAGTACAATAGGTGTTAAAACCTTTACAGGTTCTACATATACAGCAACGTATAGTGGAATGTATATGATTGCACTAGGTTTCAATGGACAATGGGACGGTACATTTAGACAAACTGAATCTACTCAGAGAACATATAATAGCTATAACTTCTTTACTAATAATACTACATTAGGTTTTGCAGTAGACAAAAACGTAGCTGAGCCGATCAGATATGATGGTTATGGTGGTACAATGCCTACTACATTTGCAGCATCACAGTCATTTAATAACACATCTGCTAGATTAGCACTAATGGGTAAAACAGTACAAAATATCTCATAATCATGTCAAAAGAAAACATCACATTCGAAACATGGGTTAACGGTGAATTAGTTAGCTCTGAAGTAAAAGAAGTAGAGCATAAATCTACAGAAGAAGTAATATCAGAGAAAGAAGCTGAGATAGTTCAATTGCAAGCTGAAATCGACGAATTAAAGTCAGAGTAATCTGAAACAAAATTTAATTTAGATATATAACTTATATTAATAAAGTTACAATTTGGTTTCTTAATTAATTTTGCCGGGTAGAAATACCCAACGTTTTATTTTATTATATCGAAAAGAGACCCCTTAGGCCGGGTCTCTTTTTTTTGCAATCTGACTTTTTTCTAAAATTGGTTTGATATATAAAGTATAACTAAATAAAACAAATTAATTATGGACAACGTAAAACTTATTGGAACAGTAAAGGTTGGAGGCAGACCAGCACCAAACCCACAAGATCAAAAATACTGGGAATATTGGATTTCACCAGAAGGTAGACTATTTAAATCAAGATCTGATATTGGCGAACTACAAGAGATTAATCCTACACTTACATCAACAAATAAATACAAAGGTAAATCATACGGAGGCTATTACGCAGTCTCTACTAATAGCTTACCAGAGAAATACATTCATAGGATGGTCGCTACACACTTTGTAGACAATGATGATCCTGTAGTTAAAACATGTGTTGACCACATCGATGGTAACAAACACAACAACCACTTCACTAATTTAGAATGGGTTACTCGATCAGAGAACCATAAACGTATGCACGCTCGCTTAAGAGCGGAAGGTGTAGTATGGACTGGAAGAAGAGTGAGACTTTGAAACAAGTCGCGCTTTTAACATATAATGAAAATAAAACGTTTATTATGAAGGTAAAATATCTTAAGTACATTCCCTTACAAGAAATGGTAGAAGCTGGTATGGATGAGAAAGAAATCATTCTGGCTAACGTGGTGATGGCTTTTAGTAAAGATGATAAAGAACTAAGAGCAGGATTCGATAACATAGCAGAGGCTGTCCCAAGCAGTAATAGAACAGTAAGAAGAACTTTAGAGTCATTACAGAAAAAAGGATTTGTTAATATAGCATCTGGTTACAAACAACGTAACGCTAATACCTATTATCCTACTAAAAAGTTAAAATCCTTATATGGCCAAAATGGCCATATCAATAAGGCCAAGTTGGCCACCCATACCCCTAAAGGGTATGTAAAGAAACCCGAAGGTTTTTCTTTAGCGAAAAACTACGGGCTTCTCAAAGAATACCAATCTGACTTAGAAAACTTTAATGAGTCATACGCTTTAGAAAGATTGAACACACGTATCAATATTAAGAAGAATACATAAGATATGGAAAGTGAATTTAAATTAAAGGTACCACAATTTGTAGATACCGAAGATCAAGGAGTTTGGGTTTTGTTTACCTTTATACGTAGATGTTATCTACACTATGATATACCTGTTAAAGAAGGGTTAAACTTCTATGTAGCCGATGTTATGCGTATACTAGATTGTGAAAGTAAAGACATAAATAAATTCTTACAACCACATCTTAAAGATAATATGGTAGATATAGGTAGACTATTTAACGATAGGATATGCTTTTGGACTAAAGGTATACATCGTGATACTGTTACTAGAGAGTTAACTGACCCTAGAGCTATTAGAGTTTGGTGTTACCTAATGGGTTGTATAAACAATAACTTAATAAATGAGGGTGATAAAGTAGATAGAAGAATATGTTTATGGGAAATGGACCGTAAGTACTTTGCATTCTCAGATAGAAAATATAATAACAAGTAATGGAAACCATGGCTAGACGTAAACCTAACCCATTAAAATATGTTGATTGGTGGGATTGGCCAGAATGGGCACAAGAACAAAAGTCAGAACAACTATACGTTAAAACTCTAGAGGAGAATGAAGGTAGTGTACATATGACATTTCTAGACCTAGAAGGTATTTTAAGATTTGCAGAAGACATGGAAGACTATCACTTATGCGCTATGGTAAAATATACTCTGGATAAATACTTTGACTATTAATACATTTTTAGAAAATAACTACGATAAGATAATGACAATGTCAAGTGCTATATGTAAGTGTCCTAAAGATACTGCAAATGAACTTGGTCACTATGCTATTGAAAAGTTTATTACACACAAACGAGCAGAAGAACTGATAGAAAAGAAACAGGGTATGTTATTCTTAAGTGGTATTATACACAGATCTTACCACAGTTCTACTTCACCTTACCATAAACTTTATAGAGAGGGTGGTAGAATGCATGAGTTATATCCAGAAACTGCAGAGAAGCGCCCAGATGAGCCGTATGATATAGAACTAGATCTAACTATAGAAGCAATACAAGGTATCATGGAGGACATGGAATCAGATACTATAGAACAGTTCTACAGAGTTAAACTATTTCAGATGTGGTTAAATGAACCTAACTACTCAGAGTTATCTAGAATTACAGGTATACCTCGTACATCGATTAGCCAAGCTGTACAAGAGTGTAAAGCCTATATAAAAAAAAGAATAGAAGATGGAAATAATACTTAGTATATTAGGAGCTGCTGGCTTAGGGCATCTAGCCGCTGACTTCTTTACACAATTTGAATGGATGCCAGATAAGCCAATGAAATGTAATATGTGTGCTACATTTTGGTTAAACGTAGGTCCTTTTATATTTCTATATGGATATGAAGGCGTTTTATTCGTTGCATTGGCATCAATTGTATCAGAATTATACTTAAAAATACTATTATGAAACAGAAAGACTTTGAATGGTTAGATGCTAACAGACAACTTCTAGGCAACGTTAGAATGACTCAAGACCAATTAACTAAGATATTCAGTATCTACAATGATATAACTAAGGAAAACAAACCTATTACATCATGTGGCCGCTGTGTACTAAACATTAAAAAAAGATTACGATTCGAATATGAAAAAGCAAGAAGTAAAAATTGATGGTATAACTTACAAGGTGAGTTCATCAACAGACCGCGGGCTAAAAGACGCAATTAAAATGCTAAAGAAATCTCTTAAAGATGAAAAGAAAAGAGATGATAAACAAGACGACTTAGAACATGAGCAGGTTTAAAGGAGGAGACGAAAACATTAATAGGAATGGTAGACCTAAAGGTAGTAAGAACAAGGCTACTAAACACATTAGAGAAGCCTACCAGAAACTAACAGAAGATAACTTAGACAATATGTCTTTATGGTTAGCACAGATCGCTGCAGACGATCCAGCTAAAGCCATGGACACTATGATTAGATTATCAGAGTATATCTTACCTAAGTTAGCCAGAACAGAACTAACAGGTAATGATGGAGATGACCTATTTAAAAACATTAAGTTTGAGTTTGGTCCTGATGCAAATGATGAGGTTATGAGAGATCATAACATAGATGACTTTGATATAGAAAACGTCTAATGAAGTATACTGGTTTCACACCACATCCTAAACAGAGAGACATGGTTACTGAAATAATTAGCAGCGCAGCTAAGTACCATGTCGCTTGTGTTGGTCGTCAGTTTGGTAAATCCTTAATGGCGATCAACCTCTCTCTGTATTGGATGATTAATGAAGGGCCAGTCAAGGTCTTATGGGTGTCACCAGTCTATTCACAAACCACTAAGGTACAGAAAGAACTGATGCAGGCAATCGGCGCATCAGGCATCGTTAAAAACTGTAACTATAGTGATAACTACATAAGACTAAAGAATGGTTCAGAGATACTATTCAGATCAGCCGAGAAGTATGATAACATTAGAGGTCTAACAGTAGACTATGGTATCTTAGATGAGGCAGCCTTTATGAAAGAGGATGCATGGAAAGAAGCCATACGTCCAGTCTTTATGGTTAGAGGTAAGAAAGTCTTATTCATCTCTACACCTAAAGGCAAGAACTGGTTTCATGAGTTATTCCAGTTAGCGAAGTCAATAGACTACCCTAACTATCAAGCCTACACAGGTAGTTCATACGATACACCTTATATTGATGTAGCAGAGATAGAGGATGCAAAGAAGACACTACCACCAAATGTATTTCAACAAGAGTACTTAGCCAAGTTTATTGACTCTGGTGGTGAGGTGTTTAGTGGCTTAGACAAGAACATCTTCGCACGCTACACACCAGCAACAGGAAAGATCTATTGTGGTATTGACTTAGGTAAACAAGAAGATTATACAGTCGCTACCTTTATGGACTCACAAGGTAAAGTCATTGACATCTATAGAGCCAATAACAAAGAGTGGTCTACAATGACCAATGAGATACTACAACTAATTAGAAAGTACTCAGCCACTACAATGGTAGAGGTAAACTCTATCGGTGATGTTATCTATGAACAGATCAAAGGCCAATGGCAAGACACACACCCTTTTGTAACTACAAGTAAGTCTAAGAATGAAATGATCGAAGGACTTATACTTGACATGAATGAGAGTACAGTTCGTATCCCAAGTGCCGAGCTGTTTCCGTGGCTTCTAAGCGAACTTGAAGTATTTACATATGATTACAATCCAAAGACAAGATCGATCAAGTATGGCCATCCTACAGGTCTCCATGATGACTGTGTGATCTCGCTGGCAATAGTAAACTATAATCGTAAACAAAATAAGACATTGGGTACTTACGCCGTCATGGGTAAGAGGTAATTCAATTGGACCATTAATTATATTTCTAAATGTAATGAGCATCAAGATTAATATTAACGACAAGAGTTACGAGATACCAGAGAGGTTAACCGTAGAGCAATACGCAAAGGCAATACAGTTTGACTGGAATGATCCGAGCTATTATCCGATGATAATGAAGCAATTAACTGGTGCACCATTATCACAACTAACATACGCGCCTGAGAAAGCCAAAACACTTGGTATGGGTTTTATTATTAAATCTATGAATGAGAGAACTGAGTGTAATATGGTCGACCTACAGTCGCTAACGTTTGGAGAATGGGTAGACTTAGACGTTTACATTACAGGAGGCTTAGACCAGAACTTTGAGAAGATCGTGGCTATCCTCACACCAGGAGCTAAATGGGCTGACGAAGCTATGTGGGCCATTGATCAATACGCTCAGTTTAGAATCTACACATACAGACAGTACTCTGTGTTGTTTGGGTTAGATGAGACTGCAGAGCCTGATGAAGATGGTAGAGTAGATCGACTAGCAGTGGCTCGTGGATGGTATAAGATAATTGCTGGCTTAGCCAACATGAATGTGCTACAAATGGATGAGGTAACAGCACAACCTCTTAAAAAGATATTAAACTTCATGGCGTTACAGAAGGAGTATCAAATGGAAGAACGTGAGCGCCAACTAAAAGAACAAAGACAAAAACAAAGAGCTAGATTATGACATATATTGAACTAGTAGATAAAATAGAAAGAATCTGTGATTATCATCAGATGATCAGAGACTTTGGTTATGGTGCCTTATCAGATCTAAAGACTGTTAATAGAGAAGTAAATGAGACTGTCTCATGGGCAGATACACCTTATGTTGAATCACTGACTAACTACCCTTACGTGTTCTTAAACCCAACACAGTCCACGAGGAGTAGTAACGCCATTACTTATAGATTTAACATGATTGTGATGGATTTAGTTAATGATAGATATGTGCCTGGACCTTATGATACAGAACCAGCTGGACCAGCTTACAGACCTTATCTACAAATCCAATCAGATTGCCAACAGTACATTGATGACATTATGGCAGGTCTAAGATTCGGTCTCTATAATGATACGGACTTGTTGGCGCAATATGACCCTGATGTGGACGTACAAGTTTCATATAACCTAACACCATTTAAAGAGAGGTTTGCAGACACAGTAGCTGGTATGACAGCCACATTAGAGATAGAGATTGCACAACCACTAAATAAATGTATTGCACCATATCCACCAAGCTCATGACAGTAGATCAATTTGAAAGAGCGCTAGAGGGCTTTGGCGAATCAATGTCAAACCTAGAACCTATC